GGGATGACCTAGCAGACCTAATCATTGATGCCTTTGAGGCTACTACAGACATCACTAATGACGGAACAACCCTTCACATCCGTTATGCTGAACGAGACCTCGGCACTCAAGAAGGTTCTCACTATCATATCCCAGTCCGTATTGGGTTTTATATATACAACTAAGGAGTATCCCTTATGTCTTTCGCACAGGGTAGTCGCAGTGGTCTCTCATACATCGTAGAGTCTACTTTCGGTACAACACCAGTTGGCAACTTTACAGCCATCCCGTACAACACACACAGCCTGAACCTCACTAAAGATCGTGTTACAGGTAACGAAATCCAACCAGATCGTATGCTTCGGGTAGACCGTCATGGTAACCGTCAGACAGGTGGTGACATTGCAGTTGACCTACGTGATGGTAACTTTGACCCTTTCCTTGAGAGTGCTCTCCAGAACACTTGGTCAACTGATATCCTCAAGGTTGGTAGTACACCTAAGTACTTCTCCATTGAAGATGCTGCTAACGACATTGCTCAGTATCGTGTATTCACTGGTATGTCTGTATCTAGCCTGTCTGTCAGCATTGCCCCTAACCAGATGGTAGCTACAACCTTCTCCATGATTGGTAAGGATATGACTATCAGTGGTACAGGTAAGACTGTAGATGATGCTACTATTGCACAGCCCTTCGATGCCTATTCTGGTGATGTGAACATTGGTAACGTGGGTGGTGCTACCGCATCTGCTATCGTCACTTCGATTGACTTCTCCATTGATAACGCTATGGCACCTACTTTTGTAGTTGGTGATGATGCTACACCTTTCCTTGAGACTGGTATGGCTACAGTGGAAGGCACCTTTACAGCTTACTTTGAAGATGCTGCACTTATCAATCGCTTCATCAACGAGACTGAGACTGCACTGAATGTTTCTGTAGATGATCCTACAGGTGCTAACGCTTACACATTCACATTCCCCAAGATCAAAATCAATGGTGCAGACGTACCTGTGGATGGTCAGACCAGCCGTATCATTACTCTGCCGTTTGTTGCACTGTATGATAGCACTTCTGGGACCAACATCCAGATTGATCGTACTGCCTAACTAATCCCCTCGTGGGCTAGGTGGGGGAGGCTAGTCGGGTGGCTTCTCCCACTGATTAACTACACACACCCGACATCAATCAAAACCCGATCAAAACATTTAAGGAATCCCCGACATGGACCTTTCAACTATTGTACCTAAATCCAACGTAATTACTGTCACTCTTAAGTACCCAAACACAGATAATGTCCTAGAGAATGATGACAAGACCCCAATGACTATCACCCTGTATGCTCCACACACTAAGGAGTACAAGGCTGTAGTTTATGAACAGGCTAACAAGCGCATCAAGGACCAGAAGAAAGACTTTACCATTGAAGACTATGAGAGTTCTTCCTTGGACCTTCTGGTAGGCATTACTAAAGAGTGGGACATTACTTACGGTGGTGAGAAGCCCAAGCTCAATAAGAAGAAAGCACGAGAGATTTACTCTGGTGATGCTGGCTTCTGGATTGTAGACCAACTACAGGGAGAACTTAACTCCTTTGAGGCTTTTACTCAAGCCTGAGTGATACGCTATGTGATTGGGCAGAACATGAGTTCTCCCTCTTACAAGCAGACGACAAAGGTGTCACTCAGAGAGAACATTTAGAACAAGTAAGGAAGATGACCGGACATGCGCCAGAAGGACTAGAGAACCCACACGAGTTCCCAACCCTTTTGTCTCACGTCTGGTCTTTTTTCTTACAGCTATCTCAAGCAAGGTCTCAAGGCTTCTCCGGCCCTAACCCTATTAGTTATCCTGACATACAGTCTTGGAAAGAACTAACTGGGAATACTCTCAACCCATATGATGTAGGCATACTAAAGAGACTAGACTCCCTATATCTAGCAAGTAACAGAAAGTAGAACATGGCTGATATTCTTATTGACGTTGAAGTTAGGGGTAACAAAGGTGTTACTAATGCTGTAAAGAATGTCCAGACTCTTCAAACTAACGTAAAGCGTCTTTCCGATGCTATGAAGACTGGTGCCCTATCCCAGCGTCAATACTATAAGGGTATCGACCAGCTTGCTAATGCTACAGGTAAAAGTAGTAAAGAACTTAGGGATTATGCTACAGCCCTTCGTAAGGTAGAACGAGAGACCAAAGCTGCTAAAGCTGCACAAGAGCAAGAAGCTGCTGCTGTTAAGGCTTACGCGCAAGCTCGTAGGGATGCCTTAGCCGCTAACCAAAGGTATGATGCTGAACAAAAGGCTGCATTAGCTACTCAGAAGCAACATGAGCAAAACCTAGAGCGGCTTCGTATGAAGTTTGTTGAAGGTCATGCAGCTATGGACATCTACTCTAAGGAGTTGAATGACCTAGCCGTTGCTCGTAAGAATGACATCATTACTGCCCAACAACAAGAAGCTGCTGTTGAACAACTTAATAAAGAGTTGGCTAATGGTACGATTGTACAAAGGGGTTACTCTAACGGGTTGAACAGGTCTTCTAGGGGTATTGGTCAGTTTAGCACCTTCACCCAACAAGCAGGCTATCAGGTAGGTGACTTCTTAGTTCAAGTACAGTCTGGCACTAACTGGATGGTAGCTTTTGGTCAACAGGCCACTCAGATAGCAGGTACACTCACCCTATTTGGCGGTAAGATGGTCGCTATCGGCACTGCACTTGGTATTGCAATACCATTGCTCACTGCCCTTGGCGCTGCTTGGATGCGTACACGAGAGACCGGAAGTGACCTAGCCGACGAAATCACTCGAATTGACAAAGAGTTGAAAAAGCTGGTCAAAACAAAAGAAGCTTTCTCCAAGGGGATGACTTTAGACCAACTCTTCGCAACTGATGAACTCTCCCGTGTTAGAGGTGAACTAGAGAGTATCAGGGCAGTCTATGAGAGTTTATCAGCAGAGACTATCGGAAGAAGTCTCTTAGGTGCCATTCCCGGCGCAGCTGCTTTGGGGTTGGATGACGCAGCGCGGTTAGAAGAACTCAGGGAATTAGAGGCGAAAGCACTTCAAAGAATTGCAGACCTAGAGCAAAAGATCGCAGAAGAGCGATCTAAAAACTTCTCAGAACAAAAGAGAGAACTTGATGACCAACTCCGACTTCAAGAGGAGATGTTTAAGTTTGGAAAAGATTCTTCTCAAGTTAGGATGTTAGAGCTTGAGCAACAAATTGCTGCCCGGAAGAGGGAGATTGATGAACAGGTAAAGTCTAAAGAGATAACAATAGATCAAGGTATAGCTCTTAAAGAGTTGGTGGAAGAGCAACTGAGGAATGAGGCTGCTTTGGAGGGGTCTGTAGCTTTGTCAGAAACCTTCAAGTCTATCATGGAAGGTATTTCCCTAGACAACCTACTCTCTCAAATGGACTCCCTAAATTCTAAGCTAGGTTCTGCCATCTTTGGCGCTGGTACTTTTGGTGGAAGGATTCGTGGCTTATTTGATGATGCTGTGGACTTGGCTGAAAGAACCAAGATGCAACAGGACATAAATAGGGCACGTCAAGAGGGTTTCCGGTTTGATAGCACTAAGACTGAGGGTGGCATATCTAAAACTCAAGCGTTCTTCACTGGAGAGATGGGTTTTACCAATATACCTGAAGACATTCCCGGTCGTTTGACCCCTGTAAAACCGAAGAAGGGTGGAGGCTCAAAGCAAACTCCAGAGGAAAAAGCTGATGACTACCTCCGTAAGCTAGAACTTGAAGCTGAGTATAAGCAAAAGATCATAGGCTTGTCAGAGAGAGAAGCCCGTGTGATGGAGATCAGGACTGAGCTTGAGAAGAAGAAGCTACCAATAGACGATGAGAGAATCCAGCAGATCGTGGATATGGAAGAGAAGACACGTAAGCTCATGGAGGCTGAAAAGCAACGTGAGCAATTGATGGACACCATCGAAAGTAACATAGAAAACGCCTTCATGTCTATGGTTGATGGTAGTAAGTCTGTTGAGGATGCCTTCAAGTCCATGCTCCGTAATATCATCTTGGCTATCTATCAAGAGAAAGTAGCTAAAGCTGGTGCTAATGCTATTATGAGCCTACTTGGTTTGGCTAACGGTGGTGCCTTTGAAAGAGGTGGTAAATTTACTGCCTATGCTAATGGTGGTGTTGTTGGTAGTCCCACAATGTTCAGTCACTCCGGTGGTCTTGGTGTTATGGGAGAAGCTGGCCCTGAAGCTATCATGCCTCTTAAACGTGGTAAGAATGGTAAGCTAGGTGTCCAGATGGAAGGTAACTCAGGTAATGTTACTGTAATCCAAAACTTCAATATGTCTGCTAATGGCGATGAATCAGTAAAGCGGATCATCCGTCAAGAAACACCACGTATTGCAGAGCAAGCAAAAGCAGCAGTAGTAGACGCAAAGCGTAGGGGTGGTTCCTACGGAAGGAGCTTCTAAGTATGGCGATCTCATATCCAGTTAGTACTCCTACAGACATTGGTATTGCTGACATCCAACTCAGTGCCACTAATGCTGTAGCTGTGTCTAAGTCCCCATTCACGTTTGCCACTCAGGTACACGCTTACTCTGGTGAGATGTGGTCTGCTAGTGTTACTATCCCTACAGTACGTAAAGACCTTGCAGAGCCTTGGGTAGCCTTCCTGTTATCCCTACGTGGTCAGTATGGTACATTTCTCTTGGGTGATCCTAACAGGACTAGCCCTCAAGGTACAGCTACAAGTGCTACTATAACAGGGTCTCTAGGTGATCGTAGTGTTACTGTAGCCATGACTGGTACCCTTAAGGCTGGTGATTACTTGCAACTTGGTAGTGGCTCTAGTGCTAAACTACATAAAGTACTTGTAGATCAATCAGGAAGTGGCACCCTAGAAATATGGCCCGCTCTCAGAGATGACTACACAACAGCCTCAGCTACACTTACTAATGCTAAAGGTGTATTCCGCCTAGCTTCTAACTCTACTCAGTGGGGTATTGGTAGTAGTTCAGCATACAGTATTCAATTTGACGCAATGGAAGATATATAATGAGCAGAACAGTTCCAGCGGCTA